ATCAATCAGAACTTCGCGCTCTTCGTGGGGCACTTCCCCTGTTACACAAATTGCTTTTTCTCCTACTAATTGTGCACAAGTCTTAAGAAAGTGCACGCGATCTGATACTACAAGTACCTTATGCCCTCGTGCTGCATAGTAGGATGCAAGTAACGAGACACTATGAACATATTCCTCATTGTTTGCCAGGTTATTTACCCGATTTGCCCATGGAATATTTGCACCATCCATAAAGCGTACTTCCGAGCGATAAATATTTATCTTCGGAGTCATAAAATTTTCTTTCGGAGGTTGAAACAGTTTGCTACCAAAGTAGTCACGAAAGACTACATGCTTTCCATCTTTTCGCTCGATTGTGCCACTCAGTCCGATTTTGTACCGTGCGTGACTACTGTCGATAATTTTTGAAAACGTTGGCGAAGATACGTGATGCATTTCGTCCAAGATAATTGTTCCAAAAAGTTTTCGAATTCGATCGATGTTTCTGTAGAGTGTTTGGGTATTACCAACCACAATACAAGGATCGGTGTTCCAACTACCACTACCAATAATCCCTGGAGTAATTCCATATACTTTCTCTACCTCCTTTGCCCATTGATTTCTCAAGGGAACAGTGTGTGTAATTACTAATGTTTTCTGTCCTAGCTTTCCTGCGATTGCAAGACCTGTAAATGTTTTTCCCCAACTTACCCACGCATTGATGATACTGCTATCGTCGAGTTCGTCATAGACGGCTTGTTGAGACTCGCGGAGTACAAACTGAAACTCAGGAAAATCAACAGGAACCATAACCCTCTTGTCCACCATTTCATACGCATTTGGTATTAGATCTCCTCGTCCGATTGGTATGGATACCAGATTTTCGCGCACCCGCTGCAGATTCTTAATAATGATCGGAGGATCATTAGGATTCTGAGGTGCTATTTTGTAGGTTAATTCCTTGGATAACTTCTCACGAAGTTCCAAGTTAGCATCCATGTAAATACGATTACTAAGTACTGCTTTCACGAGCAACACAAACTGAAGTTATATAAGGCTCGTATACGCACAGTCTTTCTCCGCCATAAAGTGGCCGTGTACATTCTTTGTCGGTTACTTGAATATCCGCCCATTGTATACACGGACTTAAGTCTAACCCAGGATTTGTTGTAATCGTACATCCTGTAAGAACATAAAGTATTATTAGAACTAATACTACTATGTCTAATCTTTTACTAAGTTTCATACTTTCCTTCTTGTGTCTTTAAGTTTGGTTTCTGAATAATCATATAAAATCCAAGGCCTGGCTCCATTGTGCAGAACTCCTGCGTATTGTATTTCTATGGGCGGAGGTCTCGGTACTATGAAAGGTTTTTTAACATTTTGTAAATGTAGCCTAGATACTTTTGTTAAATTATCTATTCTATTTATTTTATAGTAAGATAGCCGTAAAAAGTCAACTTTTTCATATTCAAAAGGGGCTCCCTTGCTATCTATAAAATGTTTTTTACTTGATTTAATTATACCTATCAACTCATGTATTTTATACTTTATTGGATATAAATTTTTATGCGGAGTCTGTAATCTTCTTGTGCCTAGATTGGCTCCTTTCATATTTTTATCATCTAATATTTTATCATCCAAAAACAATAATCCATCCTGCCCATGCCAATTACCTGAAGGTAAAGCATAGACAGGAAAAGTAACTAAACGTATATCTCTATATGTGATCGCCATAAAGTTTACTAAATTTACCCATTGAATAGTCTTCCCCTATTTCAAAGTCACAGCCGACAGGAGCTCCTGTAATATAGACACCCCTGTCCATTTGAACAAATCTACGAAGATGCTCTGAGTAGAAATCAATTTCATCTTCTGGCACTTCCGCAAGAATCGAGTCATGGACTAAAGCAAAGATTTTAGACTTCATTTTTTGCCCTTTTATAAACTCTCCCATATCAATAGCTCCGAGTAAGTTAATATCACTAGCAGCAGACTGAACCAAGAAATTAAGACCAGACCTAACGCTATGACCTCGTATGCCTTGATCGGTACTTTTAACATTTGGTAATCTCCTCTTGCGTCCAAAATGACTGTAAGTGAAGCCATTTGTTAAAATAAATTTTTGATTTTTTTCTATCCATGCCTTTAGCTTATGAAACGCAGCAAAGTAATCATTAATAACTTCTGCTGCTTCGTTCTTGGAAAAGAATTTTCCGCTATCTTTTGTAACTTGTTCGCTAATCTTGGCGGGCCCTGCACCATACATAATACCAAAGGTAACAGCCTTTGCTGCTTGTCTTCGATCTGCATATAGTTCTGCTACTTCTTCGACAGCGCAGGGTAGTCTAAATACTTTATGTGCAATTGTACTGTGGAAGTTTCCTCCACTACGAAACACATCCATTAAAGCTTCATCTTTTGCTAACACTGCGGCCACGTATACTTCCGCCGTAGTCAAATCCATGGCAACGATTTTATGTCCTGCCGATGCTTTAATACACCCTTTAACAGTAGGATTATCCCTAGGCAACTGCTGCATATTTAACTTACCAGAAGAACTGAGACGACCACTAGTAGTACCATGCAGATTAAAGCCTGTGCGAAGGTGAGAATCTCTATCCAATTGAGGTATGATCTTGTCAAGATAAGTATTCTTGATTTTAGATTTTTGTCGTATGTCCAAGATAAGTTGCGGTACAGGTGATTGAAGGCTGAGTTCCTTGAGCACTTCCGCGTCAGTAGAATCTGCGCCCGTGCCAGTCTTTTTTCCAGTCGGTTTGAGGCCCAAATAATCAAACATAAGACCACGAAGCTGAACGGTAGAGTTAGGATTAAAAGATTTTCCATTTAATTCTTCAAACCTCCGTATTTTATCATTCTCATAAAGTGTAGAGATAGCATTATCAATGTCTGTCTGCATTGCTTCTTGGGCAAATAACAGTCTAGTTCTATCAAATGGAACACCATTATCCTGAGTATCAATTAAGAATCGAGTTCCAGGAATTAAGATATTATCGTATACACTCTTTAGTTTTTTATTAGTTTTTACAACAAGTAACTTTTCATACAGCAAGAAAGTAACTACAGCATCCATAGCTGCATAAGTTTTCATAACTTCAAAAGGAATACTATCCCAAGTAAATTGATCCTTGAGAACTCCATGCTCTTTTCTGTACTGAGCAATCCAATCATACATTGGCTTCTCATAGTCGCCGTACTTAGTATGCTTGATTGCGAGCTGCTTTAGACCGTGACCACCTGGGTTTTCATCCACAAGATAGTGTAGTAACATAGTATCTTCAAACTGAGGAAACTTAAAGTGAAAGTGATACTCAAAGAATGCCATATCAAACTTAGCATTGTGAAATACTACGGTTTTTTGATTAAATAAAGTTTGTAAAAGTGACTCAGTGCTGTCATCAAAGCAGTCGGTATCAATATAAGCCCCGCACTTGCCATTATAACTAAGACTAATGCCCAACATATAGCCATCTCTAGGGTATAGCCCAGTAGTCTCAGAGTCGAGAGCAACGTATCCGCATGGATCTTTGATGGCACGACGAATAAATTCATTTGCCTCCTCCGTATCTTGAATACCAAAGGCGATACTATCGTCAATAACTGCATCCTCTAATTCGCCTGAGATATATCCGTGAATACTTTCTACACTTTCGTCCCAAGCTTTCTTTGCTTCGGGTTTAAATGCAAGCATAGCAGGACTAATAACAGGCAGAAATTTCTTATCTACCTTTTTACCTGAGTATTCTTGAACTGAATTTACAGTAGTAAAATGTTTTACTGGCTCAGAGCCAACGAGGACTAGCCAGTCATAAGAATCTATATCTATTTCAATATCAGTATCCCGCTTTAAGATTCTTTTAATTGTCGGGTCTGAACACAACTGATATTGGTCAAAGTCAAAATCAAAGTATTGTCCATACTTAATTTTGCTAGGTTGTTTCTCAACAATAGCTACCTTAGCCATATAGTTTATTCCTTAATTTATCAACTTGTGTTTGTGACAACGATCCTGCATCTGCATATTTATCTCCAAAAGCAATGTTTCTTGTACTTATATCTACTTCTTCACATAGCTTTCTTATTGCTTCTGACCCTTTCTGTCCTGCTTCATCATTGTCTAAAAATACATCTATTCTTTGTATGCCCTGTACAGATAATACTTGTAACTTTTCTGTAGTTACATTCTTTACTCCAAAGCAGCATACCGCATTTGTCAGTCCTTTGTCGTGTAAATTTATAACATCAAAGATTCCTTCTACCAGTACAATGGTGTCGTGTATTGGTTCTACTACAGGGAACAAGGGCAACTTTACCCCTGGAGGACTGAACAAATATTTTGGTGTTTGATCTGTTGTTGTTCTTGATTGAAATGCAATAACTCTACCCGATCTGTCTCGTATTGGGAAACAGATTCTACCGTTAAAGTCTTTACCTGAATGTATAAAGGCTTCGAAATCTTTATAAGTTTCTGGACGAATGTTTCGCCAGTTTCCTACATACGGAGCATAGCCCTCTGGCATAGAGAGTCCTACTCCTTCTAATCTTTTTTCTTGTATTTTCTTTTTCAAAAGCTGCCGCCGTAATTCCATTTTATCTGCTTTTTCTCCGTAGTGCTTAAAGATGCTACCTTTATAGCCGCAGGAAAAACAGTTAAAAATGCCTGTGATTTGATCCACTCTCATACTAGGGTTGCGATCATCGTGTTCGGGGTTCAAACAACGAACAACAAAGTCTTTTCCCTTTGGTATGAAAGGAATATCTTTAGTGCTAAGTAAATCTTCTACGTTCATTAACAGTCCGGATCAAAAGATGCCCACTCATCCATTTCGGTAGGCTCGTCATAATCTTCATCAATACTACACAGCCACGGTCCGCTATCTGGTTCGCTGTACCACCAGTCCTCTTCTAAAGCATTGGGGCATCGTACAGGATTGCCATTACTATATCCGTCCCCTTCTAAAGTTTCTCCACAGTTAGGGCAGGTATCTCTACTGTTCCAATGTTCTATAAGTGCATCGTGCATATCCGACTTCTCCCATCCAAATAAGTGCCATAGTACATACTCAAGCACTATCTTCTCATCCTCGCTAAATCTTTCATTTCTTCTTCGTTGATAATTGGTATCGCATTGGATTTATGCATGGTTCCGATACCCTTAACGAGGGTTCCCGTATAACGTGGGCTTTCCACCCTAGCGGCAACTCCAGTTGTGTCGGTAGCTGAGGGGTACTCAGGCACACACCTGCGGTAATTAACTCGTTGAGGCTCATGAATACTCCCTCTCGTGCTAACCTTAGTTTTTCGCGCATAATTACGCTTCTTTCTTCCCGTGACATCGTGGCGTAACGATCCATACAAAATCCCCATATAAAAAACTCCCGTGAATTCAGTATATATTATACACGAAATCAACGAGAGTGTCAAGGAATATTTTTATCAGAGGTCGTGAATTTCTTCGTCTGACTTGTGGGAAGACTCCTCACGCTCCTTGGGAGTTAGAGCCGTTTCTGGCCCTATCTTCAAAGTCTCCCAGTTCATAGTAGAAGTAAAATGCTGCATACTCGCTGAACGCATCTTAACACAATTAAACGTAATACACTGATCCTCTTGATCCCAAGTTTCAAGGGAGTAAGCTGCATCTGCGGCATCTAAGATACCTTTAGCAAATCTAGCCTCTCCTGTTGCGTCTGTTTGATATGGAGAAAAAACAGCGCAATCATACTCTTGAGCCATGGACTTTAAAGCTTTACTAACTTCAATCTGCTCCGTCCAGTCATACTGGCCTCCTCTGGAAGGAATATTAGAGCGTTTAACTTGGTTTATATAGTCTACAATAATAACACTTGCACCAATTTTAGAGACTTTCTTATCTAGCTCTGCACGTATCTTTGCGATAGTAAGACTAGGATCGTAGACAACATCCAACTGCTGAGTCGGGAGAAGCTCATGCTGTGTAGTTAGACTACGGTGAAACTCATTATAATCTCGGCTAGTGCTTTTCTTGTATTCTAGAAGGCGCTCTTGCCCATTGACAAAACGACTTGCTTGCCACCAAGCTACTTTTTCCCACTCCATATTCGTCAGGTTTCCGTTGCGAATGCGAGAAAAGGGAACTCCAGTTGAGATCGAACAACATCGTTGCAATATTGCTCGACTATCCATTTCAATAGTAAAATAAATAGCTGAACGGCCAGACTGAAATATATTGTTTGCAACATTTGCACAAGTAATAGACTTACCTGAGCCACGTTTACCTCCCACAAGAATTAAATCTTTTGGACTAAACGTGATGCCCTCGTCATAAATAGAATTTAATCCAAGGCCAATATGCTTGGCAAGCTCTTCTTCAGGTTCCATAAGATGTATGCGCTGCATACTTTCTTGGGGAAGCTCAAGATCAACTTTATCCTCAATATCCAGAACTATCTGATGCAGCTCTTGGACTGATTCATCTGCACTTGCAAACAATACAGAGTTGTCGATATACTTATCAAGAGAATTTAAAATCTCTTTCTGAGCATACTCATTTTTTAGATACTCAAGTAAAGTAGCAGGCTCAATGTCTACATCGATAGACTCTACTGCATACACCTTATCTTTAGTAGAGGGGTGTCTTATACTTAACTTTAAATCATTAAATGAAGGGAACTCATGAAATTTCTCACAATGATTATCAATGGCCTCAAAGAGCAGGTGATACTCGCCAGGAAGGTACTCTTTACGCAGATAGCTCCACGTTTCAAAGTCTCCCACAGCAATACACTGCTTTATTAAAGCACTGGAAATATTCAATTGTTCCCCCGAACATAAAAAGACTGGCCCCGAATAGAGGCCAGCCGCCTACAGCATAAAAAGAGTACTAAGACTTAGCAGCTTTAGCAGCACCATCGTAATCAGACGCAGTTAAACCGCGACGAGTAAGCATGGTTTTAACACCGCGTGCAGTTTTGCCAATAGCTTCAGCAATAGCCTCTACAGTCATAGACGCTACGTCCACTCCTGCCAAGGGGTCAGCATTAGCTGGGCCTTTTGTAGTCTCTTGTCGAGGAATAGCAGCAATATCACCAGAGCGGAGAAGGCTTAGTGCCTTACCACGAATACTGTTGACAGTACGGCCCAGTGCATCAGCAATAGCTTCAACAAAAGCGCCATCATTTACCATAGAGATAAATGTGCTCTCTTCTTCGGGGGTGTAGGTGCGAACACTCTCTACCTTGGGAGCAGGCTTGACATGGTCAGTAAGCTCCATACTCAGGATCTTGCCCTGAATAGACTTAGGTGAAAAGCTTCCGCCTTCAAAATGCTCAGCAATTTGAGCATAGGTGTACTCTCCTGAGTTATCAGTAACAAAGGAGCGCAGAGTAGCTTCTTGGTCTTCAGAAAAAGACTTGCCTGCAGCAGCAGAAGCAAGCTCTACATCAAATCCCATCTTTCGCAGTTTGCTAGAGACAGAACGTGCAGAGGTGTCAAGCTCGTCTGCTGCTTCTGCAACAGTAGCTTGAGAAACGGGGCTTTCGCCACCAACAAAGTTAGTGAGCGCTTCAGTACGCTCATCGGTCCACTTAGGAAGTGCCATATTTTTTCTCCATATAGGATTGTAAATCCGTGATTATTTCAATACCAGAATCTCTGGCCTGTTTAGTTTTAGCGGATTCAATGCCGCTCTCATTAACGAGAATTGTTACGTCTTTAGTTAGACTTGACTTTACTATATAGCCAAGATTAACGAGTGCTGTGCCTGCTTCCCCTTTAGTCTTAAAACTCTTAAGCTTTCCGGTTATACAGGCAACACCTCCATTCATACATGCTGGCAATACGCCAGGGGGTGTAAACTTCATATCAAAGGGAAGGCACCCATCATAGAAACAATAGAACTCTTCGTCTAACCAGTTGCATAGACTCTCAGTTGCTTTTGGGCCTAATCCGGCACGCTCACAAGTGTCTGTAGTAATTTCAGTAATTGAGGTAACAGTCTCAGACAGCTTCTTCGTTGCCGTTTTTCCGATCAGTGGAATACCAAAAGCAGGTAATACTAAATCAAGAGGAGCTGAGGTAGAGTTTTGAATCTCTGCGTGTAACTTTTTGCCAAGCTTTTCGCCCAGCTTCTCACACAGTAAAAACTCATCATATAGATAAACTTGATCGAAGTCCTCTATTTCTAGCTTCTCTATTGTTGCAGGGCCAAGCCCTTTAATCTTCAGAGTCTTTGCAAAATGCTCGATCTTCTTCTGAGACTGTGCTGAACAGCTAGTACTGTAACAGTATAACAAATCATTGACAGCAGTAAGCTCAGTACCACAGGAAGGACATTCCGTTGGTGGCACGATTTTTCTTAGCATTTAAACTTCTCCGAAAATGTAGAATATATTATACGAAAAACTGAGGTAAAAGTCAAGAACTATTTTTCGG